GACTGATCTCCATTTGTTTTACTGCGTGAGTGTGCGACCATCTCGAGCCCCGTCGAAAGACACTCGTTTTCCTCGTTATCGACTTTGCCGTTTTGATCGTTGAAAGTAGCCAGACGATATAAAGAATAATCTTCTGGGTGTTGCCCGCAAGGATGTTCCTTGTCGGTGCAAATGTTTTGAAACTCACGCATGATTTCTCCATCAGCCCTTGCGAACATTGGTCGCTGGTAGATGCCCGAAGCGGTGTCGAATATTGAATACATCATCATTTTCATTACAGTTTCCTCTTGGTTTGCTTAGCGCGAGCGCAAGCGTACTTCGCCCGTAGCCGATCCGGTGTGAAATCGGCCTTGTGGGCTTTATGAAAGATTTGTCGGAGTTTTTTGATTTGTTCCAGCATTGCTGGATCGTTTGTTTGTAGTATATTTTGATAATACCTCGGGACCTTGCGTATGACTCCTTTACCTGGTACAGGGATTTCGTCCGAGGGAAAAATATCATCTGTGAATTTTTCATAGAATCCGGCGCCTAGACCGCAGGGCTTATTTCGCCCTGTCGACATTCGTATATATTCTGGGAGTATCCAAAAGGCTTCGCCATTTTCGTCACACCGCAAATAGTGTTCTTTTGCTTTTTCGCCGGTGATTTTTTTGAGAGAGTATTTTGCGCAGTACGCCGCTGTTTCGAAGTTAAGCGCTTGAACCGTGGAGAATCCCCACGGCCAAAGTTTTTCAAGTTCTTTTGAAGTATATGTGTAGAAACCCTCGTCATCCTTCCAGAGGGTTTGGTCGTTAAACTGATGGTTGAAGAGACAGATATGATAGTGAGGACGTTGATTCTCGTCCCCATATTCTCCGCAGTAGAAATAGCGGATTTTATTGATGGCGCGTTTTTCTTTTTCGGCCTTTGTTGCCTCGCTTTTCCGTAGCGCTCGGATGAATTTTTGTACATCGTTTGGCCGAAGTGAGTAGTTAGTGGGAATGAAGTATCCATCCAGGTATTCCTGTTTGGTGCATTTGTCTGGGTCTCGGTATGTGAGAGTAACAAAGCAATTACCCTCGTGATCGAGGTGCAAATAAGATTCGTGGACGATTCTGATTGCCCACATGAGAGAGTGATCGAGCCGGCAACCAAGGCAGCTACCGCAAGCCACTTGCATACTTTGAGCAGTCCCTGCTTGTTTGAAGGTGATTCCACCAGTATGTATGTCTTTATAGCCTTGGAGCGGCGTGAAACAAGGCATTAAAGCCTATATCCGCCGCGAGCCGTTGGCGATCGGTGATTTTTCGGGTGTGAACCCGCGTTACGCCGGAAGTTCTTCCGGCTTTTTGATCTGCTGATTTTGTGTCTGCCGCGCATAATTATTGCTCCAGTCTCAGTACACCCTGGACCTCGAGCTCGTCGTATGCGAACGAGCATAATTCGGCCATATTCCGGGTGTTTTGTGACAGTACCTTTGGTGTGGTGTTGAGATTGACGAACGAGGAGTCGCCATCAGTGCCACATTGTAAAGAGGTGACACTGCAGGCGCCCATCGTTGCTGCCAAGAGTAACAGCATGATTTTTGCGGATCTAGTTTCTAAATGAGAATCATTCCGTTGGGATCCTGAGTTTTTCATAAGGTTTCCTTATGTTTTCTTTTGTTTTGGCGCTTTGGTCCTTTTTGTATTGCTACTTTTACTCCTAAGGCGGCGCTTTTACAAGTATTTGCTCCGACTGAGGTGTTTTGTTGCATTGCAAGGGACCAGTGCGCCAGTTCCCTATCAAGTATAGGGGAACTCAGAGCTCTCCTGGAGGCTCTGTGGGTTGTGTTGGAGCGTCCTCTGGCGGGGGCTCCACTATTGGTTTTACGCCCTCTACGGGCGTTGTTGGATCGACTGGTGCGGTCTTTCCGCTTACGTCGATGTTTTGCCGACCTGGCATTGCCAGCATCGGCAGTTTTTCCAGCAGCTCGTCCTTATTGGCCGGATCGTTAACGTAATCGAAGAACGCTGCTGGTGATTGATTGAACTCCCTACGGAGTTCTGATGGTAGGGCGTCGAATATCTCGCGCCCTTTTGTAAGTTGGATTGTCGCCTCGAGAAAGTCGAAATCCGAGTCACCGTACACGCCCTGGAACCGTTGTAAATGATTTAAGGTTCCGGCCTTTTGTGCCCGGTGAAGTATTTTGTTGATGTCCGTCTCGTCCTTAAAGGCCTGCTTCGTCCGGCCATCTGTGTATTTTGGTTGGATCAGCCGACCGTTTTTGTCGTGCTTTCCTATGCTTTGGATGCTCATTATCTGCCTCTCATGTGAAACCGTAGCCTCTGCAGGCTTTCTTTTGGATCTTCAGGTATGCCAAAGGTTCTCACCTTGCCTTTATTTTTCAGTCTAGTTCGGCCTTGTATACGCCGAATGATTTGCTCGTTTGTGTTTTCCTCGATCGCGTTATTAAAGCTATTACCTAGCCTAAGCGCTGCGAATGCCGATCCGCCAATCGGTCCCAGGACCGAATAGGCTTTCCATAGATCGCCATGTTTTCCGCCGAATAACGCTTCGCGATTTCTGGCCTCTATTGCGGCCATCACGGCGTTTGATGTTGCTGATTTTAGTAGTTGTACATTGATTGCGGATTGCGTTCCGATCCGCTTTGTTTCTTGTACACCTTTTCCGGTGTTGGTGGCGCGTTCCGCGCCTTCGACTGCAGCCCCCCCGATAGATTTCATCTGGGCCATATTGCCTGCCGGGGTGGATGCGTCGAATTGTCCGGCGAGTATTGGATTTAAGCCGCCTTTTTTCAGGTCGGCCATTCGCCGTTGTATTGCTGTGTTAGACATACGCTCCTGAAAGTCGCGATTTCTTTGTGCCTCCCTACGGTTGGCTTTATTTGCCGACATTTGCCCGAAGGCGGAGAAAGCTCCGCCGACGATCGCGGCGCCTACTACTGGGGCGACCATTAGAAGCGATCGATGCCGCCTGGTACGCCGTATAACGGTAGCGGCCGGGCAGCTTTTATTTCATGATAAAAATCCGCAAAGAATTGCGGTTGTGTCGGTACGGCGATTGCCCTATCCAGGGGCACGCCTGTGTTTGCCTGGATGAACGTAGCACCCAGGACTGGTAATGTTCCGAAATCCTCGGAAAGATGCCAGGACGCCAGCGTTCCCGCTGCGTCTGGTCTCATTAACGAAGTGATTTTCGAATTTAGAAATCGGTATTCGGCATAGCGTTCTTGGTAGGCGAAAACGCTATTGTCAATTTGCGCATTTGCTTGGAACCAGATTTCTTTGTTAAGGATGCTTTGTTCCCCAATGCCTTGCAGCACGGGATAATAGAATTCAAAGCGTGTGGTTTTCGACCAATAACGGTCGATACCTTGAGAGTATGTAATGTCTCCCCGTATATTTCCGAGGATGATTACGACCCCATGTTCGACAAAGGATTTTGTCCAGGAGTGCGTCCCGGATACCGTGCCGTTTGCGGCGAGGTTTCCTACCTTGTCGTTTTCTGTTGGGGTCGTTTGTGCATTTTGCTGTACGACAGGAGACATTGAGATAACGCTAGAACCTCCTCCTAGGAATTCAGCGCGTTGAAGCCGGAAATCGGGACTGGTAACTTTCCAATGTGCCTTCAAAACCTCCACGTAACGCGTGCCACTTCTTGCGTCGCGCTCGAGGAGTCTTTGAGTTTGAAACGCCAATCGAATGTCGTTTATTGTTGGGGCCAGCGCCGACGATAGGTCGGCTCGTATGTTTGGAAACCCCAAGTTATCGGGATCTTCTTCGAAGTAGACTTGGTTCGCGGCGTTCGGGTCTACTCTTTTCAGGTAGCCCTCGACGCCGGTCCCGTCTGTTTCTCTTGCGTTGATAGGCCCGTTAATTGTTGCGGTTGTGCTAAAGCCAATGCCCATTATTGGTGCTGAAGTACCTAGTGGCATGGACACCGCGCTGCCTTTTTGGGGCCATGGAAGGCCCGAAGTCAGATAGTCTTTTCTTTTTCCTCGTTTTAATAGAACGTAGTCGGCTATTGCGTCTGCGCCGTCATCTGTATCCACGACTGGTGAATCTTGTAGGTTCTCGTCCCGGAACCATTCTCGGAAAATTTTATTATATGCCCTGAACGGCATAGCACTTACCGTCAGCCCGCCGTTACTTGGTAACCCGAAATGATCGGACAGAGAACCAAGTGCGGGAGTGTGTGCCGTCATGATTGGCACTGTGAAATCTATATCGTCGGTAGGATCTACTCGAGCTCCGTGGAATTTTTCGTGATTTTCCCAAATTGTGCGATAGGGCACGAAGAACGCAAATGTCTCAAAATGCAAGTTGTCAAGAATCGGCCTTAGCATTGTGTTGAGTCTAAGGAAGAAGGAGGTTTTGCAGGAGAATGTATCTCCTGGAATTATGTCGATTGGCTGACATATTGGATACAAGAAGTCAGCATCGATTGTAGTTTTGTGAGAGTGAGATAGGTTAAAGGAGCTTCGAGGAACCCCTTGTGTTGGGACTTGCGAAAATTCATGTTGGGATCTCAT